GATCACCATGTGTATTGGAGCCTCTGCGCCTCACGTCCCGAAAGTCAAACCGCCTCCGGAGCCAATGAAGGGGGTTGACGAAGCCATGCAGAAGGCGCGGCAGGATCAAGCGCGTAAGGCGATGCTGATGGCCGGCCTCGCCGGAACCGTAGCCACGTCGCCGCTGGGGCTGCCCGCGACCTCTTCAACAGTCGCCGTCAAAACATTGCTGGGCGGATAATCATGGACACTTTCGAGATTCGCAAACAACTCCAACTCCGGCTGTCCCAGATGGACAACTCGCGGAACCGCTATCGCGAACACTGGAAGGATATCAAAGACTACCTTCTGCCCGAGCACGGGATCGGCTTGTCGGGCGCCAACTCCGACGAACAACTGGACGGCAGTAAAAAGCACGACAAGATTCTCGATAACACGGCCAGCAAGGCGCTGAATGTTCTCGCGGCCGGATTGCAGTCCGGGTTGACTTCACCGTCGCGCCCGTGGTTCCGTCTCGCGCTCGCGGATAAATCCCTGATGGCGTTCAAGCCGATCAAGATCTGGCTGGCGGATGTTGAGGACGCGCTGCGGTACGTGTTCAGTCGCTCGAACTTGTACCGAAGTCTCCACCACAGCTATTTGGAGTTGGGCGCGTTTGGGACCGGCGCGCAGATGGTGCAGGAAAACTATCACACCGGGATCCACTGCCGGCCGTTCACGATTGGCGAATACTGGCTGGGCCTTGACCACTTGCTGAAGGTCAACACTTTTTACAGGTCGTACTGGGCGAACGCAACGCAGCTAATTGGAGAGTTCGGTCGTGACGCTGTGAGTGACTCGGTCATACGTGCCTATGACACCAGCGCCGACGTTCTCTTTGAGTGCGTTCAAGCGATCGAACCGAACGACGATCGATTGGATGTGCCGGCAGCGCACGGCCGGGCCTTCCGATCGGTCTACTTTGAGCGGGCCACGCCGGACACCGGCAAACTGTTGCGCGTCTCGGGCTACGATGACTTTCCAGTTCAGGCCCCGCGCTGGGTGGTGATCGGCGGCAAGACTTACGGCGCCTCGTGTGGGATGGAAAATCTGGGCGACATTAAGATGCTCCAAAAGATCAACGAGAAGCAATTGATCAATCTGGACAAGGCGTTGGAGCCGCCCTTGCGCGCGCCGGCGCAACTCAAGAACGAAGTGATCAACACGGTCCCCGGCGGGATTACGTACTCGGATGATCTGGGCGGACGGGACACGTTTGGTCCGCTCTACAATGTCCCGGTGCTGATCAATGAAGCGGAGTTGAAGATCCAGAACGTCCAGCAGCGGATCCAGAAGGGGTTTTTCTCGGATCTGTTCTTGATGCTGGCGAATCTTGATCGCCGCAACATGACGGCGACCGAGGTTGCCGAGCGCCACGAGGAAAAATTGCTGATGCTCGGCCCGGTCCTCGAACGGCTGGACGGCGAACTCCTTGATCCGCTGATCGACCGGGCCTTCAACATTTTGATGCGGGCGAAGATGCTCCCGCTCCCGCCCCCGGATATTCAGGGCGCAAACCTCCACGTCGAGTACGTAAGCGTTCTTGCACAGGCGCAAAGGCTGATTGGCGTCACCGGTGTCCAGCAGTTTGCCGGTTTCGTCGGCAGTCTTGCGGCCATCAAGCCGGACTCGCTGGACACCGTGGATTTCGACCACATGATCCTTGACTACGGCGAACGGGTTGGGATCAGCCCGGAGATCATGGTCGATCCCGAGGTCGTGAAACAAATTCGTGTGAACCGCGCCAAGCAGGCCGCGCAGCAAGCGCAAGCAGCCGCGAGTCAACAACTGGCCGAAGGCGCCAAGACTTTGAGCGAGGCCGACATGTCCGGCAACAACGCTCTCAATGTTCTCATGGGCCGAACGCCCGGGATCACTCCGCCGCCGAACTAGGAGGGCAAAGTGAAATGTGGAAACTGGTCAAGTTCTGGCTGCCAGTACGGCGAAAGACCGTACGCGAGTGGCTGGAACAAATCGCAAGGGGGATAGAGAAAATGGCAGAGACCCAAACTGAAGTAATCGTCCGTTTGAATCTCGCCGCCGAGAAGGCCGCGAAGATTGCGGACGAAACCCGCTCCCTGCTCACGAAGCAGACAGCGCTCCTCGAAGAGATCGCGAATTTGCAGAACGCGTCTCCTGAGTTGACCGCCGCGGCTGACGCCGTGAGCGCGCAACTCGACATCGTGGACGAGTTGGTTCCCGATCCAATCGTCGAACCGCCGCCCGTAGTGTAATCACCTTGGCCGGGGCGCCGTCTATCGGCGCTCCGGCTCAAGCCAATGGCAACCGAACTTACAGCGCAAGAAAAAGCGGTCCTCCGGTCGAACGAGTTGTCCGATCTTAAGACCGTCATGCTCACGCCGGAAGGCCGGCGGTTCATGTGGCGTTTTTTGTCAGAGGCGAATATCTTCGGACCCTGCTACACGGGGAACTCCGAAACATTTTACCGGGAAGGCCGGCGCGAATTTGCGCTCCGGTACTTCAACGATCTCCTCGCGTCCTGTCACGAATTGTACTTGATCATGGTGCGCGAGCAGCAACCCCGAAAGGAAACGTAGTATGCCCGAAGAGACCAAAACTTTACTCGCGGAAAAGGGTGACACCAAACCCGCTGGTAGTCCTGAAGCCGGAGCCGCTGAGAAAGCGCTCGCCGACCAAAAGGCGATCGATGACAAAGCCGCTGCCGACAAAGCCGCCGCTGATGCAGGCACCAAGACGCCTGAACAGTTGGCCGCTGAAAAGAAAGTCGCTGACGACGCCGCCGTCGCCGCGAAGCAGGCCGATGCCGCGCCAGAACAGTACGCCGCATTTGTCCTGCCCGAAGGTGTGAAGCTGGACGAGTCGCTCGTCAAAGCGTTCACCCCGATTGCGAAGGAATTGAATCTCTCGCAAGCGAAAGCGCAGAAACTCGTTGACCTTGTTGTCAACTCGCAGAAAGTTGGAACTGACGCGCAAGCGAAAGAACTGACGGACATGCGGGCGAAGTGGCAGGCCGACGTCAAAGCTAGTCCGAACTACGAGGAGAATTTGGGCCTCGCGCGGAAAGCACTGCGGTTGGCAGACTCGGAAGCCACAAAGTTACTGACTGAAACATGGCTGGGTGATCACCCGGCGATGCTTCGGTATCTGGCGAAAATCGGCAGCCTCGTATCCGAAGATAAATTGATCGAGGGCGCAGCGGGTGGGAAAGGGCCGACCAAGTCCACTGCGGAATTGCTGTACCCGGCTCACACGCAGAAACCATAAGCAAAACAACCAAAGGAAAGCTAAACAATGCCTACCATCGGTACACTCGTCACCCTAGCGGACCTCGCACGCCGGAGTGACTCAAGCGGTAAGATCACGAGCATCGTCGAGTTGTTGAATCTCACTAACGAGATTCTCGACGACATGCACTTCGTCGAAGGTAACTTGCCCGTCGGGCATTTGACCACAGTCCGGACCGGACTGCCATCAGCAACGTGGCGCTTGCTCAACTACGGCGTGCAGCCGTCGAAGAGCACCACGAAGCAAGTGGTCGATACATGCGGTATGCTCGAAGCGTACGCAGAAGTGGACAAAAAGCTGGCGGACTTGAACGGCAATACTGCCGAGTTCCGCCTCTCCGAAGATCGCGCGTTCCTCGAAGCCATGAATAAAGAGATGGCGACCACGCTGTTCTACGGCGACACATCCGTCAACCCCGAGAAGTTCGTCGGTCTCAAACCCCGCTATACGACTCTGTCGTCTGCGGGCGACAAGACCTTGACTAGCTTCAACGTCGTTGATGGCGGCTCGGCCAAGACCGCGACGTCCCAGACTTCGATCTGGGTAGTGGTTTGGGGTCCGAATACGGTCCACGGCATCGTGCCGAAGGGAACCACCGCCGGCTTCCAGCATCAAGATCTGGGAGAAGTCACCCTGCTCGACGGAGCCAGCGGTAAGTTCCAAGGCTATCGGACGCACTACAAGTGGGACATCGGTCTCGCAGTCCGCGACTGGCGATACGCCGTTCGTATCGCGAACATCGAACCGCTCAACGCCACGGCGTCGGTTGCTACGGTTGGCGACATCACGAAGTCGCTGGTCAAGGCGTTCAACAAGATCCCGTCGATGTCGATGGGAACTCCGGTGATCTACTGCAATCAAGAGGTTCTGACGATCCTTGAGATTCACGTCGCTGACAAAACGAACACGTATCTGACTTGGCAGCAAGGTGCCGATCGCGGCGCGAAGGTCCTTTCCTTCCGCGGCGTTCCGATCCGTCGCTGCGACGCGCTTCTGAACACAGAAGCCGTGGTCAGCTAATCACCGCCGAAACCACAGAATCTATAAAGGAAATTACGAAATGATTCTTGACAAAAACCTAGTCTTCTCCGAAGCACAGGCCGTTACCGGAACGGCGGACAGCACAAACGTCATCGACCTTGGCAACGCGGGCGATGATCTCTCGAAGTTGAATCTGTTCGTCCGCACCAAGGCCGCGTTCAACACGCTCACCAACATCACGGTGAGTTTGAAGACCAGCGCTGACGACAGTACGTACGTCACGCTGTACGCCTCGACTGCGATCCCGTTGTCGGCTCTCACTGCCAACACCACGCAGTTGCAAGTCCGCCTCCCGCGGACGGGCGTGCTGCGGTACTTGAAGCTGGTGTACACCGTCGCCGGGACGAGCGCCACGCTCGGAACGATCGACGCGTACATCACGCCCGAGATCACCAGTACGTTCAGCACCGCCGCGGCCTAATCGGCCTCGATCGGTAATCACTGCGGGCCGGGGGAGCGATCCTCTCCCGGCCCAAAGGGAAACAAAAACATGCCACAATTTGTTTGTACTCGAACATGCGCTCCGGATCGCAACTACTACCGGGAAGGTCAAATCATCACGGCGTCGAAAGCGCCCTGCCAATGGTTCGAGCCGTATGTCGTTCCACCGCCGGCCGCGGATACTTTGAAAACTCTGCGCGAGAAGTTCAACGATCAGGACCCGATCGCGTTGAGTCAAATTCCTCCGCCGACTAATCCATTTTTCGCGTAACATGCATATCGACAAAAATTTGATAATTGCCGAACACTGGCAACTGCCCAGCGCTGGACAGTTCAACGACGCGGAGAACTCGATCACGCTGACGCATCCCGGCGCGTCGCGAGGGTCGCCGCTGCGGCTGATTGTTCGGGCCGAAACAGACGGCGCGGATCTTACTGCGGCCCATTCGATGCTCTCTCTTGAGGCGGTGGGCTTAGGTCTTAAAACCACAATCTGTCCGGCTCTGTTCAACGCGGGCGACGTGATTTGGGACATTCCGATTTCCGAGAAGTGTACCAGTATCGGCCTGAAAGTCATGCTCGACGTGGGAGAAGTTCTACCCGTCCT